GTGACGGAACTGGAGAATTTCTCTGGCCCCGCCAACAACGTTCAGATGGAAAATGGTTCGGATTCGATGCTGCCATATTGGCGGATAAACGGTCGAAATATACAAACCGAATACATTTTAGGGCCCAATACTATAATGATCCGCAGGATACTGACAATTCCCCGATCCAACGGAGTTTATTCCAGTATTACGAACCGAGTTTTCTCGTTAAAACAAATGGAAAGTGGCAATTCCGTCGTGAACCCCTTAATGTCGTTGCAGCAGTCGACTTCGCGTATTCTCTCAACGCCAAAGCAGACTACACCTCAATCGTAGTGGTAGGTGTAGATGGTTCTCACAATTACTACGTCTTAGATATCGATAGATTCAAAACTAATCGTGTCTCTGAATACTATAAGCACATTCTCGATTTATACGATAAATGGGGCTTTAGGAAACTTCGCGCTGAAGTCAGCGTAGCCCAACAGGTCATCGTTCAAGACTTAAAAGATAATTACATTAGACCGAACGGGCTTTCTCTGATTATTGACGAGTATCGTCCTTCACGTTGGCAAGGTTCAAAAGAAGAGCGTATTATGACTATTCTTGAACCTAAGTATGCCAACAAACAAATCTGGCATTATCGTTCTGGTAACTGTCAGACTTTGGAAGAAGAACTTATTTTTGCTAATCCTGCACATGACGATGTTAAAGATGCTCTCGCATCCGCCATCGATTTCGCAGTTGCTCCATTAAATCTTTTTAACATGAATAGAAACTATAGAAATGAAATCAAATTTAATTCTCGTTGGGGAGGTGTTGCTTGACAGGTAAAGTTGCAACCCTAACGGATATTATCGATCCTGATCGAGAAGCTACACGTCTCACTGAACTTTACATGGACTGGCGTATGCGCCGGCGTCTATGGGAAAATGAACAGGAAGAGACGCGTAGGTACGTTTTTGCTACGGATACTTCTCAGACAGGCAATAGTTCTCTTCCTTGGAAGAATAAAACAACTATTCCGAAACTCTGTCAGATCAGAGATAATCTTATCGCCAACTATCTCGCCACTATCTTTCCAAAAGATAAATCAGTTGAGTGGAAGGCAAACGATACGGATTCTAATTCTGTAGCTAAGAAAGAGGCCATTGAAAACTATATTCGATGGGCAATGGATCAGCCTTTATTTCAGTCTGAAATCGAGAAACTTCTGATTGATTACATTGATGAAGGCAACGCATTTGGAACAGTAGAATGGATTGATCAACGTGTCGAACAAGGTGGTAAGATCACTACAGGTTACGTAGGTCCTGCTCCTAAGAGAATTAATCCTCTTGACATGATTATGAATCCAATTGCAGAGAATTTCATTAGTTCTCCTAAGTTCGTTAAATCAGTTCTTTCTATGGGAGAGGTTAAAGAACTTCTTCAACGTATGTCTAATGATGAGAATCAAGACGCTTATATTAAGCTCTATGACTACATGAAAGACTTACGCTTTAAGGCCAGAACCTATGAAGGTGAGTGGCAGCAGAAGGATAATTATTTTTCTATGGATGGATTTACTTCCTTCCGTGAATACCTTCAGTCGGATAGTGTAGAAATCTTAACTTTCTATGGTGACATCTACGATCCTCATAATGATGATTTCCAAAAGAATCGAGTCATTATGATCGTCGATCGTCATAAGGTCATCGTAAACAAACCAAATCCTTCTTATTTCGGCTATGCCCCTATTTTCCAGACTGTCTGGCGTAAACGCCCTGACAATCTCTGGGGACAAGGCCCTCTTCATAATCTTGTTGGTATGCAATACCGCATTGATCATGTTGAGAACATGAAGGCTGATATCTTCGATCTGGTTACATATCCAGTTCAGAAGATTAAAGGTATGGTGGAAGACTATACATGGCAGCCCGGTGAAAAGATTTATGTCTCTGATGAAGGGGATGTTGAACTGGTCCAACCTCAGGTTCAGGTACTCCAAGCTAATATGGAGATCCAGAATTTAGAGCGTCTTATGGAGGAGATGGCCGGAGCTCCACGAGAAGCCATGGGCTTCCGTTCTCCGGGTGAAAAGACTAAGTACGAAGTACAATCTCTTGAAAATGCCGCTGCACGTATTTTCCAGAATAAGATTAAACAGTTTGAAGAGCAGATGCTTGAACCTCTTCTCAATGCAATGCTTGAACTTGCCCGACGTAATATGTCTCAGGCAATTTCAATCTCTGTCTTTGATGATGAATTCAAAGCTACTTCTTTCCAAGATTTGAACTCTGAAGACATTACAGGTGTCGGACGTATTAAACCAGTCGCTGCCAGAAACTTCTCTGAACAGGCTCAACTTGTTCAGAACCTAAATGCTCTTGCAGCTTCTCCAATGTGGGGAGTTGTTCAACCACACTTTTCCAGTATTAAGCTTGCTAAGATGTATGAGAATATGTTCGATATGAAACAACTTCAAATCATTACGCCTTACATTAATCTTGCAGAACAAGCTGATGCACAGCGTATGGTACAGGTTCTCCAAGAGAAGTTAGCCAAGGAAACTATGACTGCAACAGGCATGGGTGAAGATTACGACATGGATGGTCCGATGGATCAGGCTCAACAGCAGCTTCCTCCTGAGGTTCTTCAACAGATAATGCAGCAAGGACAACCACAATAATGGATATTAATTGGACCAAGAATATCAAGGATGAGGAAGAGAAAAAGAAGTTTATTAATTTTCTCCTTCATTCAAAACAGATCTTCAATCGTTTAGATGAAATTCTTACTGAATACGAAAATGATCTGGATTCTAAGGAAACAAACCTTAAGACCTATGAAATCCCTAATTGGGCCAATAGGCAGGCACATTGCAATGGTTATCGCCAGTGCGTGCGTCAAATAAAGAAACTTATTAACTTTGACCAAAAGGATAAACAATAACAACTATGACCGATAGTTTACTTCAAGACGACAATAATACTGGCAATAATAACAACATTGACCCAAATAAGAATTACCTCGAAGAGTTAGTTGGAGAAGGACGTAAGTTCAAGTCTCCAGAAGAACTCGCAAGAGGAAAGATGGAAGCTGATAACTATGTTGCACATCTTCTTCGTGAACAGGACGCTCTGCGTCGTGATTATGAGAAGGCACTAGCAGATTCCCGAGCTAAGGCTAATTTCGAAGAGTTGCTGACCCGCTACGAAAATGTTCGAAATAATAACGACGACGACGATATGAACCAAAATCGCCGTGAAGACGCTGATAAGCCGAGCCTAGACTTGAGCCAGATTGAAAGCTTAATTACTCAGAAGATCAGTGAAACTGCTAAGCAGGCTGAACAGAGTAATAACTTCAAGAAGGTTCAAAATAAGCTTAAGGAAACATTTGGAGATAATTTCTCCTCTGTTCTTAAGCAGAAAATCGATAATACTCCAGGACTCACCGTTGAAATGGTTGATAATCTGGCCCGGACTTCTCCGGATGCCGTTTACAGTCTCCTTGGTGTTAACCAGCAAAGGGGTGAGCAATTTCTCACACCTCCGAGTGGTTCTCAGAGAAACGACAATTTCTCTCCAGCTGTCCCACAGAAACGTACTCGTTCTTTCTATGTAAAGATGCGGGCTACGGATCCTAAGAAGTATTACGATCCAAAAACATCCGTCCAAATGTATCAAGACTCCATCAGTAATCCTGATTTCTTTGATACTGAGGAATAATTTAACAACTAGGAGACTTACTTAAATGAGTGGTTTTTCCACAGCAAATAACGAACATCTGATTCGTTCAAATCTGTGGTCGCGGCAGATCAAAGAACTTCTGCTTGACGACCTGTTTGCTATGAAGTGGGTCCGGACGATCACCGACTTCCCTGATGGTACGACGATTAATATCCCGTCCATTGGTGAGGCGACTACTGCCGATTTCGCAGAAGGCGCAGCTATCAAGTACAACAAGCTTGACACTGGTAATTTCCAGTTCTCGTTTGATCAGTACAAGTATTCTGCTCACTCGATTACGGCTAAGTTCAAGCGTGATTCTTTCTATGCGTCCGATGTTATCGCTGCCATTCCGCAGCGTGAGCATCGTGCTCTCATGGAAGCCGTTGAAGCGCGTATTCTTTCGCGCGGCAATGCCGGCCAAAGTGCAAGCAACCCTAATATTATCAATGGTGTTAAGCACCGTTGGGTAGCTACGGGCTCATCCCCGACTAACTCTGTCACCCTGACTGACTTCGCTAATGCTTGGGGCGCTCTTCAGCGTGCCAACGTTCCGATGCGCAATCTGGTTGCCATTGTTGACCCATCCGTTGCCTATACCCTTAAAACCCAAGCCAACATCGTGAACCTTCTCACGCCAATCCCGCAGTGGGGCGCTGTGACGAAGGATGATATTGTCACCGGAATGAAGTTCCAGTTCAATATCTACGGTTTCGACGTTTATGTTTCTAACTATCTGCCTTCCGGCATTAGCGAAACTATTGATCCAGGTACTGGTAATCGTTCCGTCTCGAATGGTGTTGCCAACATGTTCTTCTCCGCCGCTCCGGGCGACACGCTGCCGATCATCGGTGGCTGGCGTCAGATGCCGACGGTCTATTCGGAGTTCAACAAAGACCTCCAGCAGGACGAACATTTGGTCATTGCCGAGTATGGCTACAAGCTCTATCGTCCAGAGAATATGGTTATTATTCTCTCCGATAAGACGCTTCTCTCGTAAGGAGGTGCTATAATGGCATGGATGAACAATGACGGCCTGTATCTTCGCTACGGTACAGAGAAAACTACGACTGAAGTCGCCGGTGAGTACAAAACTTTCGGTCCCCTTCGGGAGATTGAAGTCAAGATTGACCTCGCGACTCTGACGACATCTGCAAATACCATTCTTTCGGATACGGTCTTCTTCCCGAAGATGCGTATTGAAGAAGTCACTGTTGAAGTGCAGACTGCTGCTACTTCGTCAAGCTCTGGCACGATTAACATCGGCCTTGTCAAGACGGACCGCACAACTGAACTCGACTATGATGGTTTCGTTGCAGCTGAAGTGAAGGGTACGTACGATACAGCCGGCAAGAAGATCACCTATATTACGGGGACTTCGAAAGCTGGTGCGCTTATCGGCACGACTCTCACTGAAGTGGGTTATCTTACCGCAGGATTAGCCACGGCAGTCTATCAGACTGGCGTTATCTACGTCCGCATTAAGTATCGCCCGAACTAAGTAAATTGGAGCCAGAGACTTAAACCTCTCTGGCTCTTTTACCATAATATCAAGAGGAAATAATGAATAAGGACCAAATTGAAAAGCGTCTTGAAGAACTCAAGACTAATCAAGAACAGCTGAGAGCTAATTTAATCGCAACTTCTGGAGCTATTCAGGATTGCGAGTATTGGCTTGAGCAGTTGAAAGAAAAGAAAACTAAGTAATGGCTAAACTGGTACTTGCAGATTTAGATAATCTACAAAACGAACCTACTGCTGTAGGTACTATTAACTCTAATAGCGCTCTAATTGAAGTCGCTTTAGAGAATACTCTGTCACGCGACGGCACAAGCCCAAATACAATGGGAGCCACGCTTGATATGAACACCAATCGAATTATTAATCTTCCTGCTCCTGTTGCTAATAATGAGCCTCTTCGTAAGCAGGAATTATTAGATTTTGTAGGTGGAAGTGTAAATCTTTATTATTATCCTATAGGCGGAACTACCAATCAGAGTTTAATTAAAAACTCTAATACTGATTATGATGTCAAATGGGGCAATCCTCCAGCTTCTTCTTTGAGCAACGGCACAACCGGCTCAGGAACTGTCGTTCTTTCTACTTCTCCTACCATAACAACCCCTATTATTAATACTTCTTTAACAGTTTTCGGAGCAGGAAGTGGGGTGGTTAAAGTCGATTCTGCAAGCGCAGACTCAACTATGTTTCTTTTAAGTAAAGGTGCAGGTAATATTTATCTTACAGCTGCAGGCCAAACAACGGCTACAGTGTCTGTCGTAAATAGCCCTTCTTTTGTCAATGGTATTGTTTTGCAAGGAGCTATAGCTACAGCTACTCCGGCGATTTATCCAACGGGTACAGATACTGATGTAAATCTTTATTTAACTGCCAAAGGATCCGGAAAAATTCTTCTAGGCACTTGGACTTCTGTTACAGGATCTTTACAAACTCCAACGATTTATGGTTCATATGCAGCAGGCACTCAATATTTGGTCTTAGCAACCACTGCTGGCGCAGGTTCGTCAGATCAAATTTGGCTTAAGGGAGGTAACAACGGTGGAACTTCTTTTGCTGTTGTTGACGCTAATGGCATCGAATCCTTCAAGTCTGTTAAAGCTACTCTTACCGATGGGTATAAATTAGGCACTAATAAAGTTATTGATGCAGTAGCTTCTGGAACTGGTTATTACACTACAGTGAAAGATTATACAGGAACTCAATTCTTTTCTGTGGGAGCTGGTGGTACAGGCGCAGATTATATGTTCATTGATAAGGCGGAGGCTTGGTTTAGAGCTTCAGGTGGTGGAAACATATATGGTAAGTTTCAAGCCAATGGCCTTAATCTTTTAAGACCTGATGACGCCACGAGCTCTACCACAGGAACATTAACGTCCACTGGGGGTATCAGTGCAGTTAAGAACATCTATTCAGGGGCGTACTTATATGCAATCAGTGGAATAGGATATCCAACAGGTGTTGGTGCAGGTGGAACTGTTACTCAAAGCACAAATAAAACGACAGCTGTGACTATAAATAAACCTACTGGTGAAATTATAACGCACAATCAAGCCTTAGGAGCAGGCGCTATTACAGCTTTTCTTGTAAATAATTCATTTTGCACGGGTCAGGATATTGTTCTTATGTCCGTTCATAACGCCCCAACAATGGGAGCATATTCGGTAAATGTTAACGCAGGGGGCAGTTCTTTCACTGTTTATTTGAGGAATAATACAGGAGGCTCTTTGAGCGAGAATGTTACTCTTCGTTATACTATTATTAAATCAGCTCAGAATTAAGGAATAAATATGGCAGAGACAATTGAAACTGTTTCAGGAGAAATGAAACAGAGTATTGCTCGATTAACGCTTTTTACAGAAGCCGAACTTTCTCCGGAAGATTGGCGTTTAGTCGCTCATTTTGAGGATGGGTTTTATGTAGATGGCAAATTAGTTGGACCTACCAATTTCGGTAGTCGAATTGTTAATCGAAGGTTTGGAGATATCAAAGATATGGTCATCGAAGCCGCAGGAGTGAAGATTAACATTGCTCAACTTGCTGCTTTAATTCAAGCTGGTATTTATAAGCTTCGTCAAGAAGACATTGATAATCCAGTTGCAATTTAAGGAATAAAATGGCCAATCTTAAACAACAAAATCAAGAACGTTGGAATAAGTGTAAAGTATTAGCCTCTCGTGGGCCAACCTTTGCATCGGCAGCTCAACGTCTATCTGCTCCTGAAGCTAAGAAACGTTATCAGGCAGTAGAAAAGATTACAGGCGTGCCGTGGTGGTTTATCGCCGTAGTTCATGAGCGTGAAGCTTCTCAACGATGGGATCGTAATATTGCTCAAGGTGATCCGTGGAATAAGAAATCAGTTCGAGTTCCAGCTGGACGTGGTCCTTTTAATTCATGGGAAGAAGCTGCTGTAGACGCACTTACTAACTGTGCTCCATACGCAGCACGAAACAAAGACTGGACTCCGGGCGGTGCTCTAGCCATGTTAGAACAGTACAATGGATTAGGTTATGCTTCTAAAGGTCTTCCGTCTCCTTATATCTGGGCAGGAACTGATCAGTATACTAAGGGCAAGTATGTTGCTGATCACGTTTTCGATCCTAACGCTGTGGATCAGCAGCTTGGCTGTGCAGGTCTTCTCAAATTTATGGGAGTATTCAATAAATCCGTTACTACGTCTACAGTAGGCGGTTTAACGGCCCTTCTAACGGGTTTAGGAGCCTTTACAGTAGGTTTTTGGGATTATGTGAAGGAACACTACCTTCTCTTTGGAGTAGGCTCTGTGGCCCTTATTTGGCTCGTCCTTTGTCTTATTTCTTACTCTAATCAACAGAAAGTTAAAACACATGTGGAATAAAATTAAACAGTGGGCACAGTCTGCTAAGGACTGGTGGAACAATGTAGTTCATACCATCCTTCTTGCTCGTCTTACTGCTCTTACAGGCTTCATTGTCGGTGCAGTCGGTTCTATGAACTGGGCTCCTCTGCTCGCCGTGGATGTTGACACAGGTTTCTCCCGTAACCAAGTCGTTTGGTTGGGTATCCTGATGTT